TCTGAAGCCACCATCGTCGTGGTGAAGGTCCCGTCTTTTGGTGTGTAAAGCCAATGGTGCGGCGTATGTATCGAAAACAGGGGTGCCCACACAACTTTAGCCCTGGGCTTGGTCCCCCACCATTTCCTTGTGGCAACAGTGGCCGCACTCAGCTGGTCAACTAACGGGTTGTGCAGGGAAAGTTCCAGCCTACGGCCGAGTGTGATCAGGAATGTGTACTCCTCATTTGTCCACTTCAGCCCAACCACAGCGCTGTGTGCAAGTGATCTGTGCAGTATACCTGAGGTCAACCTGAACTTCGTGGTTGCAAGCCATGTCAAGTGGTTCAAGTTATCCATTGAAGTCTGGCTGCCAGCGAGTTGCTGGACCACAGTGGACCGCATAAATTTAGCAACAGCCTCGTAACTCTCCTTCCCGTATGAGTGGAATTTTGGGGCTGCCATTGCACCAAATTTTGCATCCACGTTTGGGAGGTCAACCAACTTTGTGAAGGCTGTCTCCATTGTCTGCTGGTATAATTCGATCTTCACGTCACCCTTGACACCACGCCACTGGCCTGCTACCCATTCACCGAAGAAGGCTCCAACTCTTGTTGGAATGTCTGCACCATAGCCCCCCAAATGCTTCCATGGTATAATGGTGATAGTCGACTTGTGGATGATGTAGTTAACCATGAAGAGGCAGTTGTCACCCAGGGATCTATATTTGTTCCCATCGAATTGAGCAGCCAAATCCCGGTAACCCAACTTGAAGCTTTGAGGGACGGGCACAGCTATAACTTTCACCCAATTAGAACCCAAAAATGCTCCTTGGGGTGTGGACCACTGGACAACGAGGTTACGACCATCACCAACCCGTTGCAACTCCACAAACTTGCCCTTCCATTCGATAACTGCATGCATTGGAGCGAAGTTGACTCCGGCGACGCGGCCAAACAACGGTCGTAGATAGACATAAGCATTACCAGATGGTGGGTGTCGGCAAGCGATCTCCCTCCTGAATTCTAAAATATCAGGTACAGTGTCGAGCCCTGTGGGGAAGCCGAACCGGGTTGGCAAATAGGAGTGCACCTGTGCTTCAGCCATCCCAGGAGACTCATCAATCGGCATTGAAGCGCCAACTGCCCTAGCGAAACGAATGATATGATTCGCCCAGTCCTTAGCAAGTAGTGAATAACTGGCTATGAAACGTTTCAAGTGGGAAGAACCAGTCATCAGACCCATCAGAGGAAAATTCTTAAGAATGTCTCGTTTCCTCACAAGACCAACTTCCGCAAGGATTGCCAGTGCCACTCTCTTCAATTGATCATCCCCGCCTGGGTCGAGTTCCGAACATATCTTGTTGCCAAAGGTTTGCAACTCGCCTTTCCCAAATTTTGGGATGTGGTGGGGGGGCATTGAGTTTGTAAGCTCCCAGTATGCATTTGTGTGAAAGCCAGTTGGGGAAAAG